CTGGTAGCACCGGGAAGAGATTCGCTGAAACATTGTCGCGACCTCTGTATTAGGCACTACTCTTCTTTCATGCTAACGTGGCGTAATGGCAGCCGCGACTGGCTCAGAACCAGTTGGTCGTAAGATCGTGGAGGTTCAATTCCTCTCGTTAGCACAGGGGTGGGGAAAGATGATCGCTGTGTCTAAAGCATAGAGGAAAGTCGGAGCTCCACAGAACAAGATGCTGGCTAACGGCCAGGCACCGTGAGGTGACAGATAGGGCAACAGAAAACAAACCGCCGATGGCCCGCTTTGGGATCAGGCAAGGATGAAACCGAGGTGTAAGAGACCCCGACGCGTGCAGCGATGTACGTTGTGGCAACCCTCATCAGGAGCAAGCCAAATAGGAAGCGTTCGAAGGCTGTTCGCCTAAGCTTCCGGGTTGGTGCTAGAGGTGCATGGTAACATGCATCCCAGAGAAATGATCGTCCTAGACAAAACTCCGCTTACACACCGCCCCGCCAATTTGATCAAAATTCACATGTCTCTGTAGCTCAATGGACTAGAGCAGTCGCCTTCGAAGCGAAAGGTTGTAGGTTCAACTCCTACCAGGGATGCTCACTGTGTAAGAATGACCTCGAGTGAGGTATGATCTTATACATGAAATTTGACATGCACTCATGGCGGAACTGGTAGGCGCGCTAGGTTTAGGTTCTAGTGCCCGAAAGGGCGTGGGGGTTCGAGTCCCTCTGAGTGCACTTAGTTAGTAACACGAGTCTGGCAGACATGGGGTCTGATGTCGATGGAAGCGAACTTGCAGCGGATGTGAAAACTTTATGCCGGAATGGCTCAGCGGCAACAGCACCTGTTTCATACGCAGGAAATCGTGGGTTCGAGTCCCACTTCCGGCACGTCGGATAATTCAAATATGTGGGCAACACAGTACATTGAACAACTGAAACTCGGCAATGTTGTCAAGTTCAGACCGCATGGCAATTCTATGCAGCCTCGAATCGAAAGTGGACAACTAGTCACAGTCAATCCACTCGGTCCCAATGTTCCTGTTGTCGGAGACATTGTCCTGTGTAAGGTCGAAGGTCGTCAATGGCTTCATCTCGTATCAGCGATCGGAAGCGATGGACGTTTTCAGATCAGCAACAACAAAGGACACGTTAACGGTTGGACTAGTATTTCCAACATCTTTGGCATCGTGACGTCAGTGGAACCATGAAAGAAATCTTCGTCTACAGCAGGCCAATTGTCGAGTCCATGGCAGCTCACGTAGAACCCCATGTCATCGTGTCAGTCAATTGTCCAGGTGAAGAACCCGCACGCATTCGGACCAATCGAGCTACGCTTGGTCGGGTCAATTTGTTTTTTTGGGATCTCGATCACAAGCCGGTCGGCGGCATCATCGAATATAACGGTGTGCAGATTTCGATGGATGAAACTCCTGATGAACAGCTGTGCCAATCAACTGACGCTAAAGAAATCATTGACTTGATTGAAGCGCATCCTGAAGCAAAGAGTATCGTGATTCACTGTAAAGCAGGAAGAAGTCGATCAGCCGCTATCGCTGCAGCCCTTCACAAAGTTCTTAATGGAAGCGATGCTCTTATCTTTGACAACAAGCAATACTCACCTAACATGCGTGTCTATCGTATGGTCTTAGAAGAGTGGTACAATAGACACTCAATAGAATGAATCACAATTTCTCTGCGTAGCTTAACTGGATAAAGCGTCGGTCTACGAAACCGAAGAGTGGGGGTTCGAATCCCTCCGTGGAGGCTCATGGAACCAAAGAGAAAAGGCACCATTCGTCGCCTCAAGGGCGACAGGCGATACTATGATCGTCGTGAAGATGAGGAACGTCGACAAATACCGGTTGATTCACTCGTCAATAAGATTTTGGTCACCGGCAGTCGTGATTGGAGCGACATTTCACTCGTCGTAGAACAGTTGAAAGGATATCGTCCAGGAACTGTTCTTATTCATGGCGCATGCCGTGGTGCCGACATTATTTGTGCGGCTGTGGCAGAGACATTAGGATTCGTTGTTAGAGATTATCCTGCTGACTGGAGTGTTCACGGAAAGGCCGCTGGACCGATTCGAAACCAACAAATGTTGACGCTCGAACATAGGCCTGATGAACCCATCGATCTATGTCTTGCATTTCATGATGATATCATGAGTTCAGCTGGCACTTCAGACATGATCAAACGTGTTGTCAAAGCTGGCATTCCCTACCAACTTAACACGTCACGCCTTCGTAGCTCAGAGGAATTAGAGCGCCAGTCTGCGAAGCTGGATGTCACTGGTTCGAATCCAGTCGAGGGTACCGATGTCACATGTACAAAACCAATTGCATGAACATGTGACATTTTTGGATTAAAGTGAGTGTTACTCAGCACGCTTCCGTGCCACTTTGGAGTGAACATGAACCTTGCTACAGCTGCACTAATTTTCTCGATAAACTTGATGAACAAAACGCACGATCCTAGTTGGGGTCCGTATGATCACCAAACAATGAGAAATGTGGTGATGGGCGTCGTTGACGCTACCACAGACACTCAGTTCGTTGAAACGCTGATCAAGATCTCTAGGTGGGAAAGTGGTGGTTTTCGCAAAGACGTTGTTAATTGTAAGATCCTCGGAAAGCTCGGCGAACGTGGAGCATTTCAAGTGTATCCACTCAATGAACAAGAAAAAATTGATCTGTGTTCAAGCGATATTTCAAAACAAGCTACTATCGCTTTGAAACACATCAATAGCAGCATCAACATATGCAAACAATATGGGCTCAAGTCTAGCAATTTGCTCACCATTTACACACATGGTACGTGTCATGCTGCTAAAGATAATGTTGCAGCGGCGCGCTGGGGTAATGGTAAAACTATTCAAGCTCTCATGAACATTGATGAAGAAAAAGCAATTGGTAACGTGCGATGAGCGATGACGTAAAGCCAACAGTGATCGATTCATTTAGAGGAGATTTTGGTTTTCTCAGCAACTTCTATGAATCATCGATTTGGGTAAATGGCGAACGTTATCGAACTGTCGAACACGCATATCAAGCATCGAAAGCTGGCAGTGATGAGACTCGAAAGATGATTCGAGAAGCCAAGACTCCGGCAATTGCTAAGCGTCTCGGTTACAGCTGTCAACTGCCTCATGATTGGGATGACAAGAAGGTCTCAGTGATGCGAGACTTGGTCCAGAAAAAATTCGAGAACCCACTCCTCAGGTCTCTCCTTGTGGCAACAGAAGATGCCACGTTGATCGAAGGAAACACCTGGAACGATACGTTTTGGGGCGTTTGTCGAGGAAAAGGTCAAAACTGGCTTGGCAAAATTTTGATGTCTGAGAGAGACCGTATCAAACGTGAAGAGATGGATTTACCAAATTCGGAACAGAAATAACGGAAAGTCGTATGTGGGGCAATCAAAGCACCCGCATTATCGATGGCGTTGTCACCAGCGAGCAGCGATATTGGGAAAGATACATCCTCTCTATTGCGCACTGAAATATCATGGCGTGGAAGCGTTCGAGTTTCTCTTGCTTGAAGAATGTGATGAAAGTTCTAGCGATGATCGAGAACGTTATTGGATCTTTAGCCTGAGGACACGTGACCGTCAGTTTGGCTACAACATCGAAGAAGGTGGAAACGGTGGCAAGACTCTCTCTGATGAAACACGACGTAAAATGTCGATTTCAAGGCAAGGAAAACAACCGGCGCTTGGACATAAGCATTCGTCAGAAACAAAACAACGGATGTCGTTAGCACATAGAGGCCATCGGCCGTACGTGATGACTGATGAAGTGCGGCAGAAAATCTCTGAAGCACTTGTTGGCGAAAATCACCCAAACTACAATAAAAAGCGACCGATCGAAGTTGGTCGTAAAGTCAGTCAAGCACTCAATCAACCCGTTGAACGTTTAGACGAATTAGGAAATGTCATTGCTTCATATGAATCAGCAAAAGAGGCGTCAGAACACACAGGAGTGTCTCGCTCTGTGATAAGTGCTGAGTGTAAACTTCAAAGACAATGGCGAAAAGTAACAATGCGTGATCTGGCATGAATAAGAAATCAAAACTGGAAATGCTCATTGAACAGTTGAAGCTCGAAGGATGTGATTCATTAGCTGCTAAAATCGTGAGCATTAGAAAGGTCATAGCACCTTCTTTGACAGACGATGAGTACTTCATGTTGGTCAAAAACACATATCGCGAGCACAAGCGTGACTCAGTGAATTAACACTGTCATTAATGGTACAATGAATTCATGATGAAATATGTGATGTTGGTCGCGGTGATGTTGATTGTGGCGAATGTCGCCGCGGCACCATCTGATTGTGAATTCATTAAAGAGTCAGATCAACGCAATTATTGTCGTGCAATCACTAAACACCAGCAATCTTGGTGTGAATTCATCAAGAACAATGATCTTCGACATCAGTGTCGGGCCATGTCAAGTAACAAGAAGTAACAATTCTCCGCGTAGTTCAGTGGATAGAACGTCGTTTTCCTAAAGCGAATGCCGGGGGTTCAAGTCCCTCCGTGGAGGCTAACAAATTTCTTTGCGTAATTCAGTGGATAGAATACCAGTTTCCGAAGCTGGACGTCGCAGGTTCGAATCCTGTCGCAAAGACGATTTGAACTTCCGTCACCTTGAGGATTAAATAGAGATTAGCTGATGGTGAAGTTAGGGCGAGCTAACTGCCACCGGTTAGACTTTTGAGTAACTTCACGTGATGAATGTCATGTTCACGACCAAAGATGGGTAGAAAGTGAAAATTAGTCGATATGCCCTCGTATGCCGCCGCACTTCTAATGCGGAGAAAGCTAACTGGAAACATGCAGGTTCGAATCCTGCCGGGGGTGCGAAAACAACATGCAGAGGAACTTAATGACTCATAAGCCTTCGAGTACGACAGATAACACTTTCGAGAATAAAGCTCGTGAAGCAAAAGAACGTGATGAAGCGTGGGCTAAGTTGACGCCCAAACAACAACTCGAATCACTTGACAGTGGGCGTACACCTTCAGGAGGAGTCAGAAATGAAGGAAATAGTGCGCGACAACGAGCTCGTTTGATGCGATTGATTGAAAGACAACAATCTGAAAAGATTGAACCAGTCATCAATGTTGAACAAAATTCTGAAAAAGATCGTAGTCACGTCAAAGCAAAAGATCGTCGCGCGGCGGAACAGTCAAAGCGCTCCTCGCGATAAGACAAGAATACTTAGAGGTAGGTGTTATGCATATGCATGCTCTACCTTTGAGACCCGTTAGATTAATGGAACTCGTTGGTTCGAATCCAACACGGGTCACCGTGTCAACTGACACGGTTTTGTTCTTTGAAAATCTGGAGGCTGCTATGAGCGACGTGAAACAAGTCATTGTCGTGAGAAACGATCTGGGAATGCGCAAAGGTAAGATTGCTGCTCAGGTCGCTCACGCTGCGATGAAGTTCCTTGTTGATAACAACGAGGCTGAACGTGGAGATGAAATGGTCATCAAACTGAGCGCCGATGAGGCGATGTGGTTGACGGGATCATTCGCAAAAATTGTCGTAGGCGTCGACTCAGAAGAGGCCCTCCAATCGTTGATATTCCAGGCGCAACTTGCTGACGTTGAGTGTCACCCTGTTGTCGATGAAGGACGAACTGAATTCAATGGTGTTCCTACATTGACTTGCGCAGCATTTGGACCGTGTGAAGCTGATCAGCTCGATAGAATCACGGGAAATCTGAAATTGATCTGAACAAATTATGAACTCAAAATGAGTTCATACTCGAAGAGTATGTCAGCGGTAGACGGCCTGGTCTACACCCAGGAGGTCGGGGGTTCGAATCCCTCCTCTTCGACAATGCCAAGATAATGCCTACACATCTTTGACAAGAGGTGTACGATATAATAATGAAGCAATTGCTTGTTCTCATTGTTGCTTTTCTCATGTCGTGTTCAGGTGACACGACTCAAACTGAATCAGCGGCAGGAGGTGCCTCGGGTCCAGATTACACCAAGACATACCCTGGTGAAGGTCGATGGCGTCAACCGTGCGGTAAAACATACACGGTTACCGTCGTTCTAAAAGATGGTCATAGGGTCACTAGAGAGATTCATACCTATTGTAAAATTCCCACCGGAAGGCCTGACGAACCTGTACCTGAACCCGGACCAAATGATCTTGTCGATCAGATTGATCAAATTTTTGTCGGGCAAGATCCAGTTGATAGGTGATTGTTAGTTGAAATTGGAAGTGTGTGTGAGCGGTTTAAACAGCGAGTTTGCTAAACTCGAGGACCTCGTAAAGGGGTCCCAGGGGTTCGAATCCCCTCACTTCCTCAAATGCAAATTAAGTGTCCAAATTGCAACACGGCAGTTGAACAACAACGTCCCCCGGCAAAGAATGATCCCGGAGCGGGTGATGCTTGGGTGTGTTTCAAATGCCCAGCTGTCATATGTGCATGGTGTTACATGAATCACATCGGGTCAGACCATCCAGAAGCCTATCGAGCAGGTGGCACGAGGCCCACGGTGGGTGGCAAGAAGGGTAAGAAAAACAAGAAAAGGTGAGTCCACCATACGGACGTGTGAATATACGGAGAGTTGGTAGAGTGGACGATTACGTCAGTTTTGAAAACTGAAGGTCCCGCAAGGGACCCGCGGGTTCGAATCCCGCACTCTCCTCTAAAACAAATGGAAGCGTGGCCGAGCGGTTAAAGGCACCAACTTCGAAAGTTGGAGAAGGTAGTGATCCTGCCTTCCATGGGTTCGAATCCCATCGCTTCCTCTAAGGAATAATTACGAACAACATGTGTTACCTGTGTCTCAAAGACAATCCGTTTGATGTGATCGATGCTTACGTCAAAAAACAAAGCAAAACTGCGAATGCTGAACTCATTCATCGAATTGAATTGACAAAACAATTTTTCGAATCGATCAAACGTGACGAAGAAGAATTTCTTCCAAGATGTCACATCGGTGATGGTTTGATCGAACGAATGAAGGAAGAGCGTATACGTTTGCAATATCTTTTTGCAAGACAATTCTGAAATGGAAGGATGCGTGAGTGGTTTAAACGGTCACCCTGGAACGGTGATGCTCCCATAAGGGGAGCCGCAGGTTCGAATCCTGTTCCTTCCTCTATAGATAAAACATGCGTTATTAGCGAAGTGGTATCGCGCGACTTTGCCAAAGTCGAGATCGTGGGTTCAAATCCCACATAACGCTCAATGAATCGACAAATAGACCGAGTATAATTACTTGCAATGGATCATCCATGTAAGTTTTGTGAAAGGTCCTTTAGTTCAGGACGTGAATTGGGTTCACATGTTAGAAGCTGTGTACAAAATCCCAAATATGCCGAAATCAAAGCCAAGCGTATTGTTTCACAAACGCACGAGCGTTTAAATTACGTATTAACGTGTTTGAACTGTGGAGATGTGTTCAAACTAGTTCTTTCAAAAAATCAGTTTGAAACAGGTGCACATAAAAAGCATTGTTCAAATGCATGCGCCAATCGTCGTATGATTTCTGAGGAAATCAAAACAAAAATTCGAACTACGCTTCAAACAAAATCTAGACTGCCAGAATTTGTAAAAGAGACATGTCTAATCTGTCATGAATCATTTAAAAGAAAACGCCGAGCTCAAACAAAGACGTGTTCAAATGTAGTTTGTAGATTTCAATATCGTTCTGAGCGAATGAAAGGAAATTTATCAGGCAAACGAGGTGGATATCGGCCTCGCAGTGTTGAAATTTATAACGGAACGTCGTTTGATAGCAGATGGGAAGTTGTGTTAGCAAAACGTCTTGATGAATTACAAATTCAATGGGAGCGGAATTCGCAACGACGTTTATTGTATATTGACATGAACGGTAAACATCGTCACTATCATCCGGATTTTTATTTACCTGCACATGATTTGTATCTCGAAGTCAAAGGTTATGCGACCGCAGCGACAAAACACAAAATGATGGATGCTATGATGCGAAATAATGTTCAACTCACAATTTTGACGTCAATTGTCGAAATTCAAACGTTCAAGATTTAACATGTTTCAAGATCGTAAAGTCGTAGTCTGTATTCCAGCCGGTCGATATCGTTATCTCCGTGTGTTGCTTCCTTACTTGTTGAAGAATAACACGGTTGATTCGATTTGCTTGTGGGTCAACACTGACGTACAGACAGACCTTGAATACTTCGTTCGCATGCGCGACACATATCCCAACAAGGTAACGCTGTTGGTAGCCACAGGCAGGGTCAACAGAGCGGTGTATGACCTGTCACGCAATCACTATCAATACAACGATTCAATCTATCGTTTTTACGCGGCATGTGTCGAACCTGATACGTTGTACTGTAAATTGGATGATGACATCTGCTATGTGCATGATGACTTTTTTAACAACATGTTCAAAGCCGTTCTCGAGCACGAAAGCACCAATTACGCATGTGTGGGGAACGTCTTCAACATTCCATTGATCACTCAAATCCTTCAAGAACAAGGTGCTGTTGATGACAAAATGGGCAAATCGACGGGCGATCCTCGATGTCCAGTTGCTTGTACTGATGGTGATTTTGCAGTTCACATTCATCGACAATTTTTAGCAATGCAAACTGCGGGCGAGCTAGAAGGCAAACTCTATTTTCCATCACGTCAATTGAAAGGTCGCCAACGCATCGGTGCCATGGCATGGACAGGAGAAAATTTCGCTGTCTTTGGTGGTAATATCGGTCCCTCTGATGAGATCGAATTAACGACGAAGGTTCCTGAAGGCCTGGGTAAACCTCTGTGGTTGGTAGGAGATGCGGTTGTTTCACACTTAGCATTTTCACATCAGCGTGCAGCGATCGAAGATCGTTCTGATATTTTGCAAC